GAGCAAAGGACTTGAACTTATTTTCGATCTGGACAACGGATTCCTTGACCGGGAGCGTCTTTCCTCCGACTCTGATAACAGTCTTAGCTCCGGCATCGAAGTAAGCTTTGTAAGTCTTGGAAGCCGAGGTGATCTCCTGGATTGCTTCGATATACTCCGTGTTAATAATGATCTTCTCATTCGAGATCGTTCCGTGAAGTTTCAAGAACATCCTTGTTTTCTCCTTTCTTCAGATTTCGGGTGGTTTTAGCCACATTCAGACCTGTTTTTCGGTCTATCCACTGATTGCACCACTGTGACTTGTTTACGTATTTCGGTTTCTTATGGATGAAAAAGCAGATTCCATCCTTTCCAAAACACTTCCGTTCTGTGAAGTTCCTGCAGCTGTCACACTTAAATTTCTCCGGCATCATCCTTCTCCTGTTCTTCCTGGATCGATTGATAGATCTCATTCAGATCCTTGATCGTGGCTTCGATATCCGCTAAACCCTTTTTCAATTCTTCAACCAGTTTTTCATTTGCTTTTATAAGTGCTAAAATCATTTCAGATGTCTGATGCTGGCTGCTCAATTCCGCATCATTCGTCACGGGTTGCGAAGTCTGGCTGCTTTCGGACTTCGCTTTTCTCTTTTTAGGCTGCTTGCAAAGTGAATCGATGCTGATCTGCTTTTTGAAGCTCTTCTTCGAAGCTTTAAGGTTCTCAATGTAGTCCTTAACGAATGGAATAACGTCAGCACCTCTGTAAGACTCTCGATAACCGTTGCCCTCCATGCCGTTGTTCTTGATAGGCTCAATTCCGCATCGTCTGAGCTCGTCATTGATCTTGCCGTGAGTCAAATTCGGACAGTCAATGTGATTCTTGATGCAATAGCTCTCGATGGCTCTTCCGATGTCATTACCCTTATAAATCTTGTTGTTAAACAAATTGCATATGTGTCTACTCATGTCGTTTCTTCCTTTCTTCAGAATGGCTTGAAATAATCTGCGTAAAGGTCATTAACCTTCTCAAAATCTTCTTTTGTCAGCTCTGACGGTTCATAGACCTTAAAATTAGGATCATTGATGTTGATGATCTGTGTTCTCTCAGCTGCTTCGAGCTTGATCTTAAGATGCTCGTTCTCTTCCTCGTATCTTCTGACCAGATCGTTGTCAACGATGAGCTCAAGCAGCATCCCTGCAAACGCTCCCACCGCAAAAGCTGTGACTGTATATATCAGTGTTGTAGTAATCATATAAAGTGACCTCCTTGACCTTAATTTGTTTTTCTGTGAATGTGACTCTGTGAACGGATTTCCAGCCCGTATCCCAGGCATAGACGGAACTCATGTCAGGAACGTAACAGTCTACCCATCGACCACGAACCCCCGGTCCGGTATCAGCTGTCCGGTAAATCTTGTTTTCAATCATCAGATATTCACCATACCTGTGATAATTCAAATCGATGGCTGCCGTTGTAGGGATATACCATTCCTCGTGATACTCGCACTCTTCACCGCTTGAAGTTGTCGTTGACCATCCGCACTCTTCTGAACAGTAAGCAGTGACGAAGTATTCTCCGATGTATTCCGTCTCAATCGCTGTGTATGTTTCATAGATCGGAACCTTCACGTTCTTGAGACATTCTTCAAACGGGATGACCAGCTTCTTCCTGGGCTCGAAATATGTCGGAGTTGATATGATCTCTTCCTTCTGGGCCGTTTTCCGTTTTAAATGTGAATAGTGTTCTTCGGTGACGTAATATGTGAGACCGTAATAGATGCAGACCGTTGCAAATAACAGCAACGAATTGACAGTCTTGATGAGCTTTTCTTCATTCATGGCCTTCGATCTCAAGCTTGTCATCATCCTTGAAGAGCATTGATGTCAGCTGTGCGTTATACAGTTCGAACATAAGATTCAAGATCATCTCTGAACCTGACGAAACATGTGGATTTTTCTGGGCTGATTCCAAGATCTTCAGCTTGCTGTCACGGCATACATTAAGAAAATCATCAACTGTGATTGTGACCTGATTCTTCATGCTGCACCTCACTTGATCCAGTATGCGACGATGACCTTCTTAGCTCCGGAGATCTTCGGATTCTTTCCGAGATAAAGTTCATCATTCACAACCCATCCGAATGGAGAATCGATATGATCATCACTGCACTTGAAATGCTTTCGAGCCTGCTGACGGGCATAAGTGAAGCCATCTTTTTCTTTGAAGATCAGATATGACTTCTTTCGGTTGGCTCCCGTTCTTCCTTCATAAATCTCAAACATTTGATTTTTCCTTTCTTCTGTAAACTTCATCAAATTTGCCTTTCCAAGCCTCATCAGCTCTCATCAGTTCGGAATAATCGATGATTGGCTGCTCCCTGATGTGCTGTGCTATATATCCGGCAATGGCTTGCTTTTCCTGACTTGTGAAGTCTTTAAAACCTCTTAAGCAGTCGTAAAGTCTACGCTCAGACATGCACCCAGCATCAGCAAGTTCCTTTTGGCTCTTGAAAAACCGACCAAGAGACGGATAGAGGCTTCCTGAAGCGGTCATCCGCTAACCTCAAACAGCTCTTCTAACGGAATATCAACCTCAAGTGAGTTCTTGATTGTTTTGGCTTCCTCAAGAGTGAGCGGATAGTTTCCGTTGATCTTTCCCACAAGAGTCTGATATCTGATTCCTGTCTTATTCGATAAATCGACAAGGCTCAATTTGCGTCTTGCAAGCTCCGCTTTAACATTTAGATACATTTGTTAACTCCTTTCGTTTGATTGTTTTCGAATTTTCGAAAACTTATCTTAATGTTATTGAACCATCGAAAAAAGTCAATATATATTTTCGAATTTTCGATAATCGTTACAAATTTGTAATTATTGAAAATTCGATAATTAGGTGTTAAGGTTTACGAGAAGGAAGGTAAAAATAATGACGATAGAAGAAAAAATAAAGGACCTAATGGTCAAAAAGTGCGGTTCGGTCAACAAATTTGCTCAGTGCTGTGGTCTCCCCACATCGACAATAGCAACGATGTTTATAAGAGGCATCAAAAACACAAATATCAGCACAGTTCTCAAAATCTGCTCATATCTTCAGATCAGCACCGACGAATTATCAAATGGAAACATTGTTTATCTTAAGGACATCGAGCAGCCTAATGAGCTCAACGTCTTGCTCGAAACCTTATCTGTCGATGAGAAAAACGAAGTCAAGAATTATATTGATTATGTAATTTCGAAAAGAGGCAACAAATGAACAACACACCGCACTGGGATGGAGAACGCTGGAGAATACAAGTCCGGAGAGATGGAAAGAGATATTCCTTCTCTTCTAATGTTCCTGGCATCAAGGGCCGAAAAGAGTGCTTGAGGAAATATGAAAACTGGTATTATTCCGAAGGGAACGGAGACAAGACCGTGATGACGGTTTGCAAGGAGTTCATGGAAGATCTGAAAGCCAGACGTGGAGAAGATGCACCATCATTAGCTATATATGATTACTTCATCCGCTCATATATCGCTCCTAAGCTCGGCCAGAAGAAAATGTGCAAAGTTACCCTCCGAGATTGGCAAAGCCTCATTAACGAAGCCACAGGGCGAAATAAGCCACTATCCGAAAAGACTTTGAAGTCTTTCAAGGCTCTCATTCAGAGTATTATCAAGTTTGGCTATGAAGATTATCAGTGTGAGCTGTTAAGAGGCCGTTTATACGTACCGAAAGGAAGACCGACACAGGAAAAAGAAATCCTTCAGACCGAAGACATTCAGAAACTGATGGAACCCTCCGAATTGTGGTACTATCCACTATTCATTTTTTTACTCGTGACCGGACTCAGACCTTCCGAAGGATTAGGGCTCCAGCTCGGTGATGTTTACAAGGACCACGTTGTGATAAGACGTGGAGTCAATTCAAGAGGGAAAATCACGGATCTGAAGAACGCAAATGCAAAGAGAATGATCCCGATCGGAGCTCTTGCAAGCGGAATATTGAAGAAGACCATCGAGAGAAATGAAGAATATAATCTCAACACAAAATGGATCTTCTGCTCTCAGCATGGTGGTCAGGGCAACCAGAATGAGATGGGGAATCAGTGGAGAAAGCTGAAAGCTGAACGTGATCTTCCTGGAACGGTTTACAGCCTCCGACACACTTTCATTTCCATGCTGAAGAATGTCTTGCCGGAAAACACCATCAAGGACATTGTCGGGCACTCAAAATCTTTTGACACTTTCGGCACATACGGCCATATTTTGAGAGATGAAAATTCAAAAACCGCTTCAGTCATTGACCTCACTTTCGGTGCCAATTTCGGTGACAATGAGTCCACAAGTGACGGACAAACCACCTAACCCAAAAATCAAAAGCCTTATTTTACGGACATTTTCGGCACTGGTGCAGAAACAATGACTTGTATATAACAAGTAGGCACTTTTCCACAAATATAATAGGTCATTGGCTTTGAGGCTTGTGTGATTTTTCTTCGGTGCCATTTTGGTGACATTTTGAAATATATTTAAAAAATCAAAGTCTGTATTTTAAAAAGTGGTAAGATTGTGATGTCTACTTAAAGAGTATTTATACCCAAACAAAAGAAAAGCCCCCCTGACACAAGTCAGAGGGGTTCTTCTTTGAGGGGATTCATAATGAACCTGGAGTTCATCTTATGGCCTTAATCATTTAAAGCCACAGCCCCCGAAGGAGCTGCAGCCACAGGGAAAACCAAGACCGGAGTCTTGCTTATTTAAACAGGGCTGACCATGTGAGGAATCCGACCTCACCATCAGCTTCAATGCCGTGAGCAGCCTGGAAAGCTCGTGCAGCTGAATTTGTTTTCGGTCCGAAAATCGAATCAACCTTCAGCTCGTTCCCTTCACTGTCTCTATATCCGAAAGCATTGAGCAGAATCTGAAGAGTCTCGACCTGGTTTCCGGTGTCACCCATCTTGATGATGTTCATCTCAATCTCAACCGTTCTGGTTTCACCACCGGAAGAGCCTCCGATCAGAGCGGTCATCTCTTCGTTATACAGAATGTCACAGTCAACACATCCGGAACCGATTCCGTTAACACTTCCCTTGCTGGTAAATTGCCAGATATCACACCACTCAGGCTTAGAATGAGGTTCACCGTCATCACTTCCCCAATTTGCAACCCACAGATAATCAATCGCAACGTACTGGAGACAATGAGTGAACCAATAGCCAGTTGCATAGACTCCGACGTTATATCCAGCATCGTTCAAGATCCTTGTGAAAACAGGGATTGTGTCTGCGACGTGATCCTCAATGTCAGCCTCTTCAACGTCATAAAAGATCGGGAATGATAAATCATTCTTATAAGGCTCAATGAGTCTCAAGCAGTGAGCTGCTTCACTTGCTGCATCCTCTTCACTCTTAGCGTATGAGTAGAAATATACACCGACCTTAACACCAGCCTGGAGAGCATTTCTCATGTTAATGTGGAAACACTTATCATCCTGGCTTTCAAAATCACGGCCGAAGCCACAACGGATAAATGCAAACTTCACGTCATCAGCTGCAGCTGCTAACCAATTTATATCCTGGTTCCATTCGGAGACATCAACACAGTTATAATAATTAGGCATTTTCTTTACCTCCTTTCTGTTTATCCTCATAGATCTTCTTAGCAGCCAAAACCACCGCACCTATGAGAGTATCAAGAGCAGCGAGCACAGCTGTTATCTCAGCCATATAAGGAACTTGAAATATCGTGACTAATGTTCCTAAAAAGGTAATGATAGGAGCCACGATCAAAGCACAATTCTTGATCAGATCGTATGTTTTATTAGACATTTTCGTTATTTCCCTCCTTCGCTATCATATCGAGTCTTTTATGAGCTGATTTGACCGACTGTTCGACAATAATCAATCGATCATTGAACTCATTGTGTTTCTCAACCTTCGTTGAGAGTTCCTTGATCTGCTCAGTCATGAACCTCATTCTTTCGTCAATGACTTTGTCGTGAGCCTTATTGCTTGTCACTGTTGCCACTATTGTCGGAATGGCAACGCATAAACCGCTCACGAGAGCGGTTATGATGCCAGCTAAAGAACTATCCATGTCACACCTCCGTCAATGTATATGAGATCTGCATTGATTTTGCGGTTGTCTTATGAACAGGAGTTCCGAGGTTGTAAAGGGTTGTATTGAGCATCTTGTTTGCTAATACGAATCGACTGAGGCTCTGAGCTGAACCACCTGCACCGATCGGAACAACATAGCTCGAAGGGTTAAGAGGATCACTGAAGGTCCAAGTTCCCATAAATGAACCGGATGCGTTATAAAGGATGCTGTTCTTGCACTCCCAGCCGGCATCACCGTTAACGACCTTGCCCTGTGTAAGCATGATTCCACCGTTTTTCATTGAACAGCGGAAGTTCTTCTGAACGGAATCGAAGACGATCCTGCTCTGATCAGACTGGTTGTTGATGTTGATGACCTGGAAGCCTTTCACATTTTGTCCGAAATCTCTTGTAGGATAACCAACAGAACCCCAATCAACCCCATCAGTAACAGGAAGATATATATAATTTCCATCTTTAATCACATTAGCATTTCTGAACATGTCCTTGAATCCACTGACCTGCTGCTGCATCATTGTCAGAGGTGCAAGGTCCGAAACATCACTCTCAATGATTCCTTCACTCTCAACAGTCTGGTTCTCAACGTCAATGACTGCATAATTAACCTTATCGTTCATATAAGAGAATGATGAAGTCATGACGGAAGTGACATTGTTGAAGATCCACAGCTTCTTATTCTCAAAATCGAAGAACCAAGCTGGCTGAATGAAGAGATTGTTTGAAAGCTCAACAACGAACTTTTCTTCGTATGTCGTATTAGCTGACAATGTTTCATAAAGTCCGATCTTGCTATACGGCAACCTTCTTTTAATGATCGTCAGTTTGTTTGTCGAGAATGTCGTGTGTCCGGAATAGAAGTCATTTACATCACCGATGTGGAACCACAGACCGTGATTTGCATCATACTGACAGAAAAGATTGTTAGCCGTATCGAGAGCAACAGAGATATTTGAAAGAGTTCCCAGAGTCTCAAAAGGCTCGAAGTTATTTCTAAAAGCATCAGCAGCACTTCCGGTTCCTGCATTTCCCACGTCAACATGACACAGGGAAATGGCTGAAATATCCTGATCAGCTGCACAGTTTCCCTGCTCTGATAACCATTCCCATGTTTGTGTGACTGAATTGGCTGTGTGTGAGATGTCAACCGGAGAACCACGTTTCAAGTCCTGCTGAACAATTGCAGCTGTTCCAGGAGCCTGATTTCCGGCATGAGCAATAACACCATTAACGTCATCACCCTGCATGAAGTAGTTGTCCGGATCTAATGTGTGAGCATGTTCATAGCACAAAATCCCACCGTACCACTTCGACCAGATCGGCATCTGTGAGGAATAGTTGATTCCTCCGAGAAGGTTTGCAGCGAAAATGTCAGCAAGGGCATTAGAAATGATATTATCCCCTTCGACCTTTTCTGCAAGATTTCCAGACTTAGCATGATAAAGTTTGACCTCAACGTGTCCATGAAGGGCCGGAGCTTTCAGATCACTGAAGTTCCTTCGTCTCATAAAGTCCACAGCTGAAATTTTCATTCCATCTACCTCCTAAAAATACATTAAAAAGGGAGGCTAAAACCTCCCTTGATACTCTTATTTGAAAATCGACATAACTTCAATTTTGCCGAATTAGTATTGCCACCACTCTTTCAACCCTTTTATGATTGACTTGTTAGGTATGAAATACAAAAATGTCATACCGACAATCTGAAAAATAATCATAAAGCAAGGTATAAGAATTGCAATTAGTTCTGTCATACATTCACCTCAATTTTGCCGAATTAGCCTTGTTTTATTTTTGCTCCGCAATTAGGACAATAATTAGATAATGTTAGTTTGTCATTATCATTTCTTAAAGGATAATGACAACATTGATTGCAAATATAATCTCCGTTTTTATCAATTACCCACTTGCCATAATTTCGACTATATAGAACATCACCCATACATTCACCACCTTAACTTATCAATTTGCCCACTGACAGGATATATTTTACTTCTGTATCTCCGTTAGTATCGCACCAAATATTGTTTTCGTTTAGTAGTGATTGCAAGGTCTTACTGTCTAACTGTATTATGGTTGGTGTTGTAAGCGGATAAACAACTTCTGCACCCGTTGACGGGTTTGTGTTTTCAACATATTCATCAATCGAACTTACCCACGGTTCGTTGATACTTTCGCCATTATAACTTGAAATATACCCGTGTGTAATAGTCAACACACCCGTTGTCACATTCAGCGTACCTTTAGCAACATTCTGACCAAATGGGATATTGTATGTATGTCCTGTTCCGTCATTATTAGCCGTTCCTATCGTTTCTATCGTGCTTGCCGTATAGTCATAATATTCATTAGGAAAGATGTTTTCAAAATATGCTAAACCGCTTCCTGCTGTCTGTTGTTCCATAGCGTATATTTCTTCGGCTAATGTTGAACCAACAAACAATTGGGTAAGGTCTGAACAGGTAACATTTTTGACTTCTATTGCGTCAAAACCCGATGTTCTCATATCTAATACACGCAATGAATAAAGTGCACTATATGATGATTTCTTAAATATGTATAATGTTTGCCAATCCGAGGAACTTTCACTATAAATTTCTGTCATATCATACGGTGCAACTTGTCGATTGGCACAAAGACGAATTTTATTTGTAGGTGTTGTTGATTTTATAGTTGCCTTTAATAGATATATATGATTCTCTATAAAATTAGTATTCTGATATATTCCTCCTGTACTACTATTAGCAACAAAAGACCCAACATTATCTAAAACAGTAAATGATGAAGAGGCATTAATCCAATCACTTGTGGTTGTAAAATTGCCGTTTTTAACTAACTGATTAAAGTCAATAAAATAGTCGTAGTTGGCATCTTGTCCAACATTAATTTCATTATAAACAGTTATCGGTATAGGATTAGTGGGCGTGGGTGTTCCGCTTGCCTGACTGTACTGAATCTCGCAAACAACCTCAATTAAATCTTCGGTTAAGTCAGTTTCAAAACTTGCCACTGAACCTTGTGCCGTTGCCACTGTCGGCAAGGCTTTTATTGCATTGTCTAATACATTAGTGTGATATAGTGCCATTATGATACCCTCACTTTCACGGAAATATCAGACGCTTGGGCAAGGAATGACAAGGTTATCGAACCCGTTGCAACAACCGCATTTGTCGGCTGTATGCCGTATTCGGAAACATATATGTCGATTGTCGAAGTCGTGAGAATGGAAGCGTCGGACAGCGTGAGCGACGTGCTCCCGGCTGTGAGTGTGCCGCTAACCCAC